AAAAACCAGCCCTAAAACTAGAAAATTCCAGAAAGGAGCAGAATACTATGGCTAGACCTACAAAATCTGTCGACCAAATGAGCATGAAAATGTCTAAAGATGCTAGATTAGCTCGACAAGAAGCAGAAGCTAAAGTAGCTGCAATGTCAAGAACAAAACCCAAACCAGTAATGGTCTTAAATAAAGCAGAAAAGAAACTATTTAATAAATTTGTCAAGCTTAACGATAACTTCACTGAAGCGGATTCATCTGCTCTTACGCTGCTTACTGTCAGCTTATACAGTTATGAAGAATTAACATTAGCTGCTAGAGAGTTAGACATCTTCGATGATGCTAGAGGAAGCTTAGAACGTCGAGCTTTAGCTTATGACAAAGCTGTTCAGCAACATATGGCTGCACTGTCAATTTCTTTAACTCAACGATTAAGAATGGCTAATGATATGGCTAAAGTAATGATTGAAGAGAAGAAGCTTGCTAATCTAGAAGCACAAAATACAAATACTGTCAACCCACTGTTGGCAATTCTGGAGGATGATGATTATGAATAAATCTGTGGCTTATGCAAAAGCTGTTGTTTTCGGTGATATTGTTGCACCATCTCAAGTTAGACAGAGCTGTGTCAACTTCCTCCATGAATACTACGTCCTACAATACCAAGATGATTACATATATAGATGGAATGACAAGATTGAAAAGAAGATTGACAAAATCATTAAGAATCTAAACTTTGCTCGTGGAGCTAAATCAGCTCAGCCTATGTTTCCTAACTTAGCACTGTTCCAGTGGTTCTTGATTCAGAATACTTTCTGCTGGGTTTATAAAGAATTCCCAACTAAAAGGAAAGTCCGTGAGCTAATTTTCACTGTAGCACGTAAGAATGCTAAATCTGTACTAAGCTGTATCATTCATATTATTGGATTCTTCTTAGATGAAGCTAACCAGACTCACTACATTGGTTCAAATACTAAGAAACAGGCAACAATCATCTTCGATGAGCTAGTTTCTATTATTAAAGCTTCACCGAACCTGCTTCCATTCTTCAATATTAAGAAGACCTACGTAGAGTTCACACCAAAGAATTGTAAGATTGTGGCTCTGTCAGGAGATGCTTCTAAAGCCGATGGTACCATGGTTTATATTGCCAGTGTCGATGAGCTAGGAGCTAGTAATGAAATCTTTAAGATGGTTTCTTCATTGGAAACAGGTCAGTTTGGTCCTCGAAATCCGTTAATTGTCAAGATTTCTACGTCTTATCCTGTTGAAAATGGGTTCAACTACTGGCAAGATACTGTTGAATCTTTGCGTAAAAACACGTTTGCTGACGAGCCAAACCCACGACAGTTCGGTCTAATTTTCACTATTGACAACCCAAAAGAAGTAGTAAACGGCAAGGAAAGATGGGAAGACTCAGCAGTTTGGCCTGAAGCTAACCCGCTGGTTGCCGAAGTACAGGACCTTGCAGACAAATTGATTGAGGATTACAAAACTAAGAAGGATATTCCTAAGGATTTCTTCCTGTTCAAAGTTAAGAACTTGAACATGTGGATGGGAGCCAACGAAGGCGATGGTAACTTCTTTGTGGATATGAATACTCTGAAGAAATCTAAATTTGAACCTGCAGCTGATTGGGAATGGTGGAGAGGAAAGCGTCAAGTTATCATTGGGCTCGATTTATCGTTATCTACAGATAATACAGCTGCCACATTCTTATGGTATGATGCTGCTAAACACCAATATTATGCTAAAAACTTAGTATTCTATCCAAAGAACAAAGAACTTGACAAAATGAAGCGTGAACGTATTCCTTATGATAAATGGGCTAGAGCTGGCTACTGTCAAGCTATCGGAGAAGACGTGGTAGATTACGACCAGATGGCTGACATAATCCTTGATATTTGTCAAGAGTATGAAATCGGCATAGCATCATTGGCTTTCGATACTAAATACAGTTACACGTTGATTAGACGGTTAACTGATGATTTACCTATGGAAGTAGACCCTATGGTTGTAGAACAGGATTCTCGACACTTAGGAAATGCCATTTCAACTCTTCAGCGTATCATTTATGAAGGGTCTTTCAACTATGCTCCTAACCCACTGATGGAATCTGCTTTTGTCAATGGTCTAATTGAGTTCAGACAGGGTAAACCATACATTGCTAAAGGCGACAAGCAACGAAATAAGATTGACAATCTGTTTTCTAGCTTCAATGCCATCAAAGTATCTATGTTCTTCGAACAGAATCATCTGTACGAGACAGAAAGGGAGTTATTCTTTGAGTTATAACAAAATCTGTAATAATTGCGATAAGTTGGTCAAAGCAGGAGAAGCATGCTCTTGCAGGAAAGTCAAGACATCAGCTCAGAAGGACCATCCATCTGCTACTTATCGCTTTCAAAAACTACGGAAACGTGTCATTGACAGGGACTCAGGACACTGCCAAAGATGTAGGATTAAGTTTGGGCTCATGAATTTCGATGATTTGCAAGCTCACCACATCAAATCCTGGCGTGACTTCCCAGGCCTAGCTTACGATGAGCTAAACCTGATTACTGTATGTAGACATTGTAACTTAGACCTAGGAAATACGAATGTTCTTGATTTTTCTTGGGAAATACCAGATAAATTTGAGTTTTTCTTATAGTTGCTATTTCGTCGAGCTAGTTTGGCGTATATATTAATTATAAGTAACTTAAACCTTCCATTTCTGTTACTCTGCTCTTTTCGGTTATAGCGAGGTCTTGTCAATGTTCATGGGATATGATTCTATCGTATCCCTCCTAATGTTGATAACACAAAATTGAATATTAATATTCAAAAGAAAGGACGAAACTGCATGGGATTATTTAGCAATATCTTCTCTAAGGAGCCTGTGTTAGAAGAGCGTTCAACGTACAACACGATGGAAGTTGACGGAGCATTTTCTCTTGACAGCTTACTAATTACAGATGCTGTTACTGAAGAGAAAATCCTGAAGATTCCTACTGCTCGTTCTTGCGTTGATTTAATTACTAGCTCAATTGCACAGATGCCTGTATATTTATATAAGGAATCTAAAGATGGCAAGATTGAAAAGGTAGAAGATAATCGTATTCACCTGTTAAATCATGAAGCCAATGATTTCCTAAATGGTTATGCCCTGAAGAAACACATTGCCAAGGATTATTTGCTTCACGGTTCTTCTTATGTGTCAATCATTGAGGCAGGTAACACAGTTCTAGAGCTTCATCCATTAATGTCTAAAGCTGTTGTAGTAAACAAGCGTGTCAAGAATGGTTACAGAACTGTAGGAGCCGATATTTTCTTATCTAACAGCGAAACTTCTGCTTTAAGTGAAGGAAATCGCTATCAAACTAAGTTCAAACCACATGAGCTTATGATTACACTACAAGACACACACGATGGTCTAACAGGTCATGGTGTTATTAAGCATGGTCAAGATATCTTCAGACAAGCACTTTCTGAATCAGAATACACTCAGAACTTGTATGAAAATGGAGCTTTACCACTTGGCTTACTAAAAACTAATGCTCGTCTTAACGAAAAACAAGTTGGTGCTTTACGTGCTGCTTGGCAGAAACTTTACGGTGGAGTTAAGAACGCTGCTAAAACTGTAGTATTACAAGAAGGAATGGAATATCAAGCTTTATCAATGAATCCTTCTGAGATTCAGATGTCTGAAACTCGCAAAGCTACAAATTCTGAAATCTGTAAACTGTTTAATGTTCCTGAATCTATGATTAGTATTGCTGCTAATAAGTACGGTTCATTAGAACAGAACCAGTTACATTTCCTTAAACATACCCTTGCTCCAATCATCGTTGCTATGGAAAGCTCGATGGATAGAGCGTTACTGCTTGAATCTGAAAAGGATTCAGGTTATTTCTTCAGATTTGATACTTCAGAGCTTGTTCGTTCAACTGAAAAAGAAAGAGTTGACACTGTGGTTTCTGCTGTTCAAGGCGGATTATTCACAATCAACGAAGGACGAGCTAAGTTTGACTTACCAGCTATCGAAAATGGAGACGACGTATTACTAACTCCTGGTGCTACACAAGCTGGAGACGAAAGTCAAGAAGACACAAATAAAGACGAGAGTCAAGACCCTGCAGTTGAGCAGGAGAAACAGGAGGACCAACCAGATGACAAAACTGGAACTAAGACAGATTGATGTTGAACTGTCTGGCGTGAAAGAAGAATCTGGTGATTTGCTGGTGTCTGGTTACGTTAACCAGACAGACCAGTGGTCTCAACCACTTGGTCGAGAGAATCGTTTTATTGAGCGTATCTCCCCTGGTACTTTCACACGTGCTTTACAGAAAGGAAATGATGTTCATTTCTTAGCTGAGCATGATAACGCCAAACTATTGGCTTCAACTAAAAATGGTAGCTTGCAACTACGTGAAGACGATAAAGGTCTTTACATGGAAGCTCGTATTTCCCCTACATCTTGGGGTAAAGATTACCACCAATTAATTCAAGACGGCTTGCTTACAAACATGAGCTTTGGTATGCAAGTTAATGAACAACAGTGGGACAAACGAGATGACGGAACCTACAAGCGCACAATTTCAGACTTGACACTTGCTGAAGTTTCTGTAGTTCGTAATCCTGCTTATGTACAATCAAGTATCCAAGCTCGTTCTATAGATATCATTGACGAGCCAACTATTAACCTTACGGAGGAACCTATTATGTCTAAAGAAAAAGAATTAAAAGAATTACGTGCTAAAATGGAAAAATTAGAAGCAGAAGCTCGTGCAGAACAAGAAGCTGCTACAGAAGTAGAAGTTCGTGACGTAGAAGTTGACCCAACAGAAGCTGAACTACGTGGAGTAGAACAGTTCTTAAAAGGCGATATTCACGGTGCTGAAGTTCGTACAATGACAACTGGTACTGGCGCAATCACAGTTCCAACATCTTTATCAAACGTTATCGTAGAAAAGCTTGTTGAAGAAGCAGCTCTATTTGGTCGTGCTAAATCATTCACACCAGTATCTGGTACTTTAGAAGTATTACGTGAGAAATCTATCGGAGACGCTACTTTCGTTGGTGAAATGGAAGACGCTGGATTCTCAGATTTCAGCTTTGATAAAGTAACTCTTGAGCAACGTCGTGCTGCTACAGCTATCGAACTTTCTCAACAATTAGTAAACGATTCAGGAATTGACGTTGTTAACTATGCTGTTAATGTAATGACTCGTCGCTTATCTCGTAAGCTTGATGAAACAGTTCTTAACGGTGACCCAACTAAGAAACAGTTCGAAGGTATCTTAACTTCAGCTCTAGTTGAAACTGTTGGTACTCATGCTGCTGACAAAATCTCTCTTGACAATCTTTTAGATATGACACTTGCTGTTCATCCAGACCACTTAGCTGGTTCAGTGTTCATCATGGGTCGTCCTGCTTTCAACCAAGTTGCTAAGCTTAAAGATGCTCAAGGAAACTACCATGTAGTTAAAGATGTTGTAAATGGCAAACCAGTTTACAAAATCTTCGGACATGAAATCTTAATTCAAGATAAAATGCCTGCTGCAGCTGCTGGTGCTATCACTGTTGTATTCGTAAACTTCGCTGAAGCTTATGCTACAATGATTAAAAAAGGCGCTCAAATGAAACGTATTTCAGATGACACGAAACAAGCTTTACGTGGTTCTCATATGTTAATGCTTGACATTTACGCTGACGGAAAAATCTTAAATGAGGATGCTATTAAGTTCCTTAAACAGGCTTAATACTGAGCAGCTTAGGCTGCTCCCTTATTTTTTTATACTACGGAGGAAATAACTATGGCTACTAAAAAACGTTTAGGTGGATTCTCAAAGATTCACGTTGCTAAATTAAAAGCTGATAATACATTTGAAACACCAATTCCTGTAACTGGCGCTAAAGAAGTAGAAGCTGAATTATCATACGAGCAAGTGCAGTTTTATGCTGACAATGCTATGGATTATTCTGATTTCGTCTTTAACGGTGGAGAAGGAACACTTACAGTTTCTGGCTTGACAATGACAGAGTATAACACATTGTTTGGTTCAACTGTAGAAAAAGGTGGCGTGTTAGTTAAATCAACTGACATTGCTCCAGAACTTGCTTTGTTATTCGAACGTAAAAAACTTGGTACTCAAGACCGTGTGCTTTACGCTTTATATGCTTGTAAGTTTGCACCACCAACCATTTCTGCAAAGACAATGGAAGGCGGAATTGAAGAGGAAACGGTTGAGCTTAAGTTCACAGTGCGTGAGTTACCTGCGGGAGAAGTTTTCTATATGGTTGA